TAGCGTTTACATCTACATCTAAAGTATCTACGTGGGCTGTGCCGTCTAAAAATAAATCTTTAAACTCTAAAGAAGAAGTACCAAGATCAATATCATTATCTGTTACAGGTACAATAGCACCATCTTGAACACGTATCTGTTCTACAGCAGCACTAGAGACTTCTACATAAAAACCCCATCGGTTGTTAGTGCTATCTACTTCAATCTTATTAAGGAAGTCTAAATCACCAATCTTAAAGATGTTGCCGCCTTGACCAGCAGTACCATCATGTCTGTGGCCTGTAGTACTAGCATTAGACGCTGAGTAACTAAAAGAGTTTAAAAGCTGATTGTATTCATTATTAAACAAAGATGCTGTGATAGTATCCCCATCAGAAAATGTACTTTGTCTTGTATAGCTCTGAGCCATTTATTATCTCCTACCTGAAGGGGTGTAGTCTACATATAGACCATTAATAGTATAAGGTGAGTTAGTATCTGAGCTTGTTATAATAAAGCTTACAGTGTGACCACTCCCTTGAATTGCTTGACGTACTAAAGGATCAGGAGTAGCTCCAAATACATTAGTACCGAATATACCTGATCCAAATATACTAGGCAGAGGTATACTATCTAAAATATAATCTAAAGGCTGTGCTATATCTACAGCTTCATAATCATATCGCACACGTAATGTAGGTTGAATACCACCTTCAGGACTTACTGAAAGCCTGACATAGCGCATAGTCTTTTTAGTACCTACATCACCAAAGTCTAAGTTAGGTGTCTGATAAGATGCTGTTATGTTTGAAGGAGATCCACCATAGTCATAAGAGTCACCTGTATTATGATTATAAATATAACCATTAGTGTCTCCATGCCATGTCCTTTCAATACCATCTGCTCCAAAGTTTGAAGTAATAGCCGTAGCTTTTATTCCTTGAAGTTCTGAGTACTGAAAACCTTCATTTGTTAGCGTAGCTATAATACCTTTAGCTGAAGCGTTAGCCGTACCCTGAGTATTATAAAATAATCTGTACTGTGAGTTATCTCTAAGTACTACACTTGATATAGTAAGAGCATCAATGTTTTCTGCAATAGTTTGAATAATAGATTGGATAGGTCTGCTCACAGTTCCTAACTCAACGTCACCAATACGTGCTGTACCTGCAACAGTTCTTAGACCATCAGGACTCAAGAACAATAGGTCACCTGCGATTTCTTGAATACTGCCAGCACTTAAACAACCTACGTTCTTTGTAATTGGTTGTACAACAATGCTATTAGAATCATTAATGTTTAAAAGTTTAAAAATACTATTACGACAAAAGATAATTAAGTCACTACGGAAACTAGCTAGTCCTACTACTTGGTCTTCAAGTACAATAGAACCTGCGCCTGTACCTGAAAAGTTATCAGGGTCATTCGTATGACTGTAGTAAATTGTATTAGATGCAGAACCTGCACCAGCAACTACAAAGTGCTTATCATGAATAGTACCTACTGCTGGGGCAACTGTACCGTCAACAGTAATTTCACCTGCAAAGAAAGTACGAGAGGTTAAAGCACCAGTACCTTCCATCCTAAAAAAGTAAGGCTTGTTAACGCCATCACATATAAGGATCTCACCATAGTCTGAAAGACCTTCAAAGAATGCAAAGCTGGTTTGGCCTTGGTTAGTACGTGCTAAATCTGTGCGTCCAGTAAATGTAGAATAGTTATCACCACCGCTATGTACACTAGACTTAGATATAGAAATCCATGAAGTGCCGTCCTGACTAAAAAATATACCAGTGCCTGAACAGACTATTACTCCATCAGCATATCCTCTAATACCAAGTACTTTAGTGTCACCGTTAGGCCGTACAGCACTAGCACCACCAAAAGCATTAAAACCATTAACACGCCTGTAGCCACCATTAATATCTACTTCAAAGTTTACAAGCTTAGAAGCAATGCCGGGCTGCTGAAGCATCTCAAGCTGGTTAAGGCTTGTGTATAGACCACCTCTAGCTGATAGACCAAACGGCTGTGACATTAAACAAACCTCATACGATCATCGGTAAGAATACCGGGATTAGGTGTCATCAAGTTACTTTTCATTAGACGCAAGCCACGCTTGTAATCTTCTAATGCAAAGGCTGAAAACTGTGGGCTTTCTTTAAATTGGTAAATATAGTATCTAGCTCTGTTAAGTAGTACAGGCTTATAAGTATTTGGGAATACAGTTTCATCACCATAGCTAGAAAGCTCTGTAGGTAGTACATAAGCATAGAACCACACACGGTAAACTTTGTCAGGTATGTTACTTAACCCAAACTTACGGTTGTCTGGGCTTTTGATTACACTATTAGGCACACCATAGTTTTGAGTATCTGCATCATCTAAGTTTTCAGAGATTCTTCTGTAGTCCTTCCAATCATCTGTAGACATGAATCTTAGGTTACGTGCTATGTAAGGGCTAGTCTCACCATCAACACCAACAGTAGTTAAGTAGAAGTTATTCCAATCAACGTAACCATAGTCAGTAGTCAGTGAAGAGCTAGTAGGCTTCATTGTGTACCAACGCTGTCCTATTACTGTTTCTACATATACATTACCGTACATAGGGTCTGTTTCACCGCTAAGATCAGCAGCAAGAAAAGGCCACTGAGGTTCTTCATTAACAATGTCTAAGTATGATCTATTGATAGAATCTTTAACATGTTGTTGAATACCCACAGCAGAAGGAAAGCTAGAACTAGTAAGTTCAACTTCATTCATTTCACGCAAAAGTTCATTTGCTAATTCTAGATATGTCGCCATTATTTGTGTGCCTTCTGAATCTCAAAGCTTGCTGATTTACTTGCACCCTTATGGGGCTTGAAGCCATCTTTAGGATCTTTCATAAGTTTAAAAGACTTTCCAGCCTTCATCCAATGATAACCTTTAGGCGCTTCTACTTTCATTTTACTTGTTGCTTAACAGTCTTACTACCACACATCTTTTCCATCTCTTGTATAGAAGTATAACCGCCTTTGTTATACATAGAGCGTCCACCACCCATCTTAGGCATACGCTTCTCATAGCCGCCCATCATATAACCTTTCTTCTTATCCTTACCGTACATCATTAGTCTTGCTCCATTGAAAAAGTTTTACTAATTGCTCTAGCACCTTCTAACTCTGTTGAGCATTCAGGGTCAGAGTCTTTATTAAAAATTTTATCAAAGTTATCTTTGTAACGTGCATAGTTACTACCCTTACGAACTCTACTACCCTTACCAGCAATAGTACTTCTCATCATCATAGGCTTTGCATCTGAACCAAGTTGTGGCATTATTATCTCCAGTAAAAAGGAAAGGGGCCACCGAAGCAGCCCCCTCCTAAAAGGTCTAGTCGATACCGTAGAAGGCTGAAACCAGAGCTTCTGGTCGCAGTACCTTAGAACCGTAAACGTGAAGACCACGTACAATGTCACCAAAGCTATCTGGGTCACGGATGACTTCAGTGCTTGTGATTGTCTGAGCAGTAGCTGTAGAAGACAAGTGACCAGCAAGACATTGACCAGCAGCATTAGATACCGCAGGGATGTTGTTGGACTTGTACATGTTAAAGCCACGTAGCTTACCAGAGCTTACTAATCCATTGCGGATTGAACCCTGACCAGCATTGTAGTCTACAGACAATAGCTTAGAGCTAGAGCTTGAGAGTACTTCGTAAAACTCAGGACTAGCAACAAACCAGCGACCTTCTTCTGGAACATTCTGTTCGTCTAGCAAACGTGCCATACGTGCCATAATATCTAGAGGGTCATGCTCATTAGCACCAAAACCAAGGTCTAGGTTACCAGTACCGTCAAAGGTACCTTCAGCAAGGTCAGTAGCATTATCTGTACCAAGAATATGGTCAGGAGCAGATGCTGAAACACCGCTGAACATAGTTGCCAATACACCTTCGTCAAAAGCATCACGCAATGCGTAAGCTGCTGAAGAGGTTGCAACGTCACGGAAGTTAACGTGAGACATATTGGTTTCAATATCATCTACGATAAACTTAAATGCGTTAGCTGTATCTACAACCATTGTTACTTCTTGGTCGGTTAGCTTAGTAGCTGTTACATCTTGACCACGCTCATACTGATAAACAGTAATCGTAGGCTCTTTGATGATCCGTACACTGTCACCGAATGCAGCAATTTCGCCAGCATAGTCAGTGTTAGTGATTGCTTCAATTACAGAAGACTTACGGAAGAAGTTTAATACCTGCTTGGAATAAACTTTAGGTAGGAAGAACGAATTATTCTGTCCTGCAACAGAGTTACCAAAGTTAGCATTGGTATCTGTTGTTGGTTCAAAAAACTGATCTGATTGATTATAAGCCATGTTAATATTCTCCTAAGAACACAAATTTAATTATGGAACTACGCGCCCTTCAACCATTGCTTGTTTAATATCTTCTTCAAATCTATCA